CATCTTTGAGCAGCCCGGCCTTGAATGATTTGGCCAGGGCGTTCGGATTGGCTCCCAGAATGCAGGAGGACAATTCCACTTGCTGCTGTCGGAGGTAAATCGCGCGTGGGGCGGACTTCTCGTTCAGGCCCAGCTCCTTGAGCTGCTGCTCCCAGACCGGCTTAACGTCCGCCTTGTCCTTGCTCCATTGGCTGATCACTTCCTCCGGGAAGAATCCGACCGAGACCGCCTTCAGATAGCCGGCAGCCGTCATGTCGAACCCAAGCCGCGCGAGCCGGTTCTCTTGCACGTCAATAGCCCACTGGGCCGTCTCGACCAGCTTGTCCCCTTGGACTTTGAAGTCCACGATCTTCCCAACTAGGCAGTCGAGCGAATCGTAATGGTGCGAGTCGCAAAAGGGCGCGTTCTTCCTGAACTGATCGAACCGCCAGCCATTGGCGCGGATGACTTCCTTGTAAGAGTCAACCGTTTCGTCGGAGGCGATGTATTCCACCAGCCCGGCCTTGGCGTCGAGCACCTTGCTAACCGGATGGATCGTTCTGCGCAGTAGCTTCATATTGTCTTCACTGTTTACTGTTCACTGATCACTCTGCTTTCCCTTCCGGCCCGTCGGCGCTCGCCACTTCCACGCAATGGCAGTTGATTACATTCCACGGCTCGCCGGCCGAATCCGCAGGGTGCATGACCTGGTCAACGTCGCCGTCCTGGTTGGTGACAACGAATTCCTCGCCGATGGCGATGATCGTATCGTTCATCAGCTCGTGGGCCCATCGCACCGTGCCGTTGCCCGAAGTCAGCCAGCGCTTCCATTGCACCCCGGCAGCCTTCATGGCTTCATGCCGGCCAAAACCAAACGCCGCCGCCGTCTCGGTCTGGGCAATCACCTTGCCACGACCGTCAGAAATCTCGTTGAACTCTCCGGCCACGGCCTTGGCGATGTCCGCCATTGGATCTCCGGCATCCATGCCTTCCTGGATCACGCCCTTGACGCGACCGAAGACTTCATCCGGCACGTTCGAGAGTTTATTCTCGCGGGTCTTCAGGAATTCCAGCGTCGCCTGGCTGGGAGATTTCCAAGGATCATTCCGGTTCAGTTCCTTGAAGACCTGCTCGCCTGCGTCCGCGACGGCCGTCGTTGCGATGGCTCGCATCCCAACTGACAGGGCGTTGCGGAAATCCAGCAGATTAAACAGGAAGTCCGCCGCCATGCCCTTGGCTGTGGGCGGTTGGCTATGGGCTATGCTCTTGGCCCCTGCCTTCTCCAGCTTGGCCATCACATGCCGCCGTGCTTCCATTAGCACGCGGTCGAACTTCGACCTGAACGCCTTGATGGTGGACATGCGGGGGGCGACGATAGACTTCCACTGCGCGAGCTGCCGCGCCGAGAGTGTCTTCGTGGACATCATCGCCTCTTCCAGCGAGCATCCGCAGCAGCAAATGGCCGCTTGCGGATTGTGGAACGCCCTCCGAGGCCCGGCCCATAGAGGCTCGCGACCCGAGAGCCGGGACCTCAGCGCCCAAATCGCTTCCTGTGCAGGCGTGGGAGTTTGCTCGGTCGGACCCAGGTTGAAGTCCGGTTCCGCCAGCCCCGGTTCCTTCTCCGGCATCTCGGCGCCATTGACCACCGGCGAGACATTGAACGGCAGATAGCCTTCGTCCCATCCCTCGAACTCCGGGAGGTCCAGGTCCAGGTATTCGGAGATTTCCTCCATCGGCATCCCCTTCGACCACAGCTTGTCAATCGTCTCGATGCGCTCGCGACGGACCTGCTGCATGACGATGTGTTCATCCCAGTCGAGGTAAACCTCCAGCTCAAGCCCGGTCTGCCGCTTAAATAGCCGCTGCAGTCCATCGGTGACTTTTGTTCCGGTCGGAATGCAGGTATCAGTGATGAGCTGATAATAATCGCTCTGCATCCCAATCGAGTAGGCGGCTTTGACATCGCCCATGCTCGGAGGCACTCCGAAGGCGATGAACACTTCATGGCGGTCTTCAAGTCGCACCGCGACGTAGGCCGTGTCCACCGCGCGTATTTTTGGATCCTCGACGGAGATGTTGCCTGGCAGGAAGATCGGCACATAGATGCCCTGCTGCTGAAGCCGCCGCTTCTCGCGGATTTGCTCCCGGACCTGCTTCATCTGGTCATCAGTCAGCGAGCCGCCATCCTTGAGCCCGATGATAGCGCCCGTGTCGCCGTTGTTGGCCATCAAATCGCGTTTGAACTTCCCGGCCAGGTAATCAGAGTCCGCCGCGATCTGCGCCGCTTCCCATTCGCCGAGCCCGCGCCAATCGTTGTAGGGATTCCAATATTTGGTCTGGATCACCTGGTCATCAAGCAGGGGCCAGACCTTCCCTGACCGATCCGTCCACTCCCATCCTGTCAGTTCATCCCCGTCAATGTCCTCGCGCATCCGGTCGGGACGCGCCACGATGATCTTGGGCCAGCCGTTGGCGGCCTCGGGAAATGGGAGCGCCTTGTCCATGTGCAGCCAGAACGTCTCCCCGCGCAGCTTCAGCCAGCCGATCACCGCCTCGATGAAGTCAGACCAGGCCAGCCGTGGCGACGGCTCGCGCAGCCAGCCGGATAATCCCGGATTGATGTATTCCTCCGCCTGCCCTGACTTCGTATAGCCTGCCCGGCGCGCTAGCTGAATGACCAGCCGCGGCGACCGCCGGAATTTTCGCTCCGCTCTCACCCGAGAAGTCCTCTCGCTCCCCGGCCATCCCTGGGAGAGCAGTTTCGCCCGGAGCGTGTCCATGCCCTCGGCCCGATAAACTTCCACCGGCACAGCGGAAACCGGCCCGGCGATCTTCTTGATGGCCCGCGCGACCCAGACCGAATTCTTGAACGGCTCCCGGATGGATGCCGACTGCGGCAGGTCAAATACCCGGTTGAACCATGAAGCCGGCAGCATCTTCTGCACGATCCCAGCGCTCCCTGCCCTTGGGAGCGAGAGCCCCAGCTCCGCGTAGGTCATACCTGGCACCCGGTTAGCCATTGCCGACCCCCTTTACAGGCGCCTGCAACCCGGCTGCATCCCCTCTTCTGACCACTTTCAGGAGTGCATTGAAGATTGCACTGCAGCGTTGAATAGGCGTCTTCGGCCCCGAGAGGTAGGTTTCTACCCCGGAGGAGCCCGACGCCCTATAAACGATTCCTGGTGTCATACGATCAGCTCGGCTCGGAAGTTCTCCAGACGCCCTGCCCCTCTGAGCCCTCGCAGCCCCAATTTCCCGCAATCAAACGTGTCCCCATGTCGGCCCAGGGCATCCGGCTCGCAAACGAATTGCCCCTTTTCCTTCCTCACCAGCCGGAAATCCTCGCGCAGATAGCGCTCCGGAGGCAGCGTCAAATGGTTATCGTCCAGCTCGCCGACCCACTGGCCGCCCAGGTATTGCTTCAGCGTAATGGATTCTTCCTCGCCGGGGACTTCGATGGTCTCGCTCCCGACCACCAGGTCAACCGGCAGCAGGTCCCGCAGATCCTTGCGCACGCTCTGCGCGAAATACCGCTCATTGGTGGCGTCCACCGCCAGCTTGCGCGCCGCGCCGCCTTCCTTGCGCGCCTTCACCGCCTGGACGATCCGCCGCGCCCGTTCCATCGCCATGTCCGGATCCGCCGTCTTCCACACGAACACCGCCCGCAAAATCAACTCCACCCCGCTTTGTTCCAGCACGCCAAACGCGCTCGGGTTGCTCAAGGCATTGGTAGTCGTCGCCAGGTCCCAGCCCAGCCCCACCGGCCCGCTGCCCATCCGCCCCGGCAACAGGTTCACCGCCCGGTCAAAATCCGAATCCTTGTCAATCTGCGCCAGATAGCACGTCCCCACCCCGCGCCGTTGCGCCGTGTCCAGCGCCAGAAGATTGCAAGCCGCCGTCCCGCCCATCTTGAACGCGCAGGCATAGTTCCGGTCCCAGGCATCTTTGTCATGCGCCTTGGCCCGCGACTCAGCCGGCGACAGCGCCTCGCCCGTGTCGTCATCATAGAGGGGCACGCCATCCGCGTAGGCATCTTCCGCCGTGATGCGCAGCACCCAGACTCCCATCTCGCTCTTATACCAGTTGCCCGTAGGCGAAACCGGCAGCTCAGCCCCGATGGGCGGCGCGAGCTGCTCGAAAGAATAGTGCGTATCGTCGGGAGGCGGCGTAGTCGTATAGATGCACCGGAACTCCGGGTTGCTAGCGATGATCGGCATCACGGCCTCGGCCACATCCTTGAACTTCTTGACGCGACCAACTTCGTCCAGGATCAGGTCGCCCGTCTCGCCAACGGCATCGGGCGTGAGCGCGACCACCTTCGTCCGGGAATAAATCGCCTGTGAGTGGTAGAGCCGCAGTTCCAACCGGCATGCCTCATAGAGCCCCGCAAAATCATCCGCGCTCAACGACGGCAGGTCCCGGCCCGTCGTGGCGTCTGCCAACCGGACCATCTTCTCTGCGTTCTTTGCGATCTCTGCGGTCATCTTGAATGCCCGCTGCAGTTGCTCTGCCTCCTTGCGGATCATCTCGCGCCCGAGGTCCAGCTTCACCGTGCCGAAGATGACCGTATGCCCGGCCCGTTTCATCATCTTCTTGAGCGCGATCCGGCTGGCAATCGTCGTCTTCCCATATTGCCGCCGCGCCAGCAGCGCGCATACGCGATGCCGCTCCACCCCGCGCTCGAACTCGCGTTGCCCCGCCCTTACCTTGAAAACCTGTTTCAGCATTTCAGCGTGTCAGCTTTTCAGCTTTTCAGAGGGTTCTTCCCAGTCCTCGCCGAACATCATGCGCCCGAGCTGCTCGATCTTCGCCGAGTTATCGCCCGCGCCGAGCGCCACGGCCTTGGCCTCCTCATTCGCGACCCACTTGATGAACAGCCCGCAAGTCTCCCGCTGGAACCGGTTCTTCTCCAGCCCGAGCGCCTCGCGCTGCCGCAGCTCCCCTTGCGCCTTAACGAACAGCCCCAGCACCGCCTTGATCTCATTCGGGTCCGCGGACGGATTCTGCAAAACCTCAAACGCCTTCTGGTCGAGCAGCTTCAGCGTCGCCACACCAAACGGCGCGGCCTTGCTCTCACCGCTCACCGCCTCCGCCATTCCTGCCGACTTCGCCCGTCTGGCCAGCAGCGCCGGCTGGCATACCTCCGACCAAAACTGTCCAAACGACGACAGGGACTTGACCGGCACGCCAAATTCCTTTTCCACCAGCACCTTGGCCTCATGATAAGGCATGCCCGAGAGCAGCCAATCCGCCAGCTTGCACTGCTGCTCCTCGGGGAGATTCAGCAGCACGGCATCAGATCGCGGCTTTCTCATCAGTCGTGCCCGCCTTCCAGGAACCATCTGTCCGCCTTCGTTCCCTTCGTTTGCTTCTGTGGCGGAGGGGGCGCGGGAGCGGGGATAGCGCGCCCGCTCGCCGCGCCCTGGGGGGAACGCAGGCTTGCGCCGGAAATGCTGGTGGCTGTCCGCCCGGCCTCTCGACCAGGTCCCAGGACTTCAGAGGTCTGGCCAGACCCCTCTGCGCCCGCCACCAAGGCGTTGCGCGTCCCATGTGTTTTTATAGAATTCAAAATCTCTGCGTCTCTCCGCGCTCTCTGCGTCTCTGCGTTACTCCACTCCCATCCCCGCCAAATAGTCCCTGCCATTCGCGGTAGTCGAGTAAGTCGCCACCTCCGGCGAAATCAGCTTATCGTTCTGTCTCAGAAACCCCTTGCTCGGGTCCGCCAGGTAAAGTATCTCCGCCCGCACTTCCTCCTTCGATAGCCCCCGAAACCCCTCGCTAGCCAGGTATTGCCGCGCCAGCCCCACGGTGAACGACCCGAGCCCATACCGCAGCAGGCTCAGCCGGATTTGTTCCCTCTGTTCAGGCGTCACGCTCATGATCGTTTGTGGTCAATGATCTGCCCGGTGTTTTTGAGGAGCGCCACGATCTGGCTCGGCAGCTCGGCCATGCGCGCGTCCAACTCCTTCACCGTCTTCAAAAGCTGATCTCGCATTTCCTTATCCTCCGCGCGCATTGTCCGCCACAGCTCGGCAATGTCGTCATCGTGGCCGTCCAGCCGGTCCACGATTCCCGCGTGCCTCAAGTCGCATGCCTCCGCGTTGAATCGCCTCGCCTTGGATCGCGTCTCCACTTCCCCCTCGATGGTCGCCCTCAGCGGCTGCGGGCTGATCTTCACCTTCTCAAATTTCCTGCGCGCCACCATGATCGCGTAAGCGCCCGCCACAATCGCGACGATGTCCACTGCGTATTTCACCACCTCCCAAAACCCAATGCCGCCAATCGCTTGCGCAAATATCATCATGGTTTCCTTCTGTTACGTCTTCCTGAATGGCCCGGTCCGCACTGGCAGCACGGCCCTGTCCCTCAGCAACCTTAGCGGCGCAATCATCCGTGCCGGCATCTGCAAGCAACCCGGCAGCGGCGCG